CCTATCCCCTGTGTGCCTTGGCAGTCTCAGCCTCTCTATGGGCAGTCGGTGATCTTTCGGGTTTGCCGTGCAACTGTGCGGCCGATACATTGTCGCCCCCCCCCCCCGGCCTGTTCGTTCCGGGCGGTGCCGTTGCAGTTATCTGCGGTCGCAAAAGCCCAGGGTGCGGTAGCCGCCAGGGTGTTTGCCTGTTTGTGATCAACCTCGGGTGCTTAAGCATGAATCAAGATGAAGACCTGAAGCACGATGCGCTAGCGCCATTGACCGCTGCCAGCGAGTTTGTCGTCGACAAGCAGCCCCTTGCCGAACTGCTTGCCGTGCTTGCTCAGTGTGGCGAGGTGGTGTCCTGCTTCTTCAAGCCTGACCCCGCCATCAAGGTGTTGGGTGAGAGGCCGCGACTGGCCGAGTTTCTCGAGCGTTTCAGCGGCCTCGCCAGCTCGACGGCCATCGGGCAGGTCGAGCCTGAATTCGGGCCCTTTTCCATGCTCAATCGATACGAGTTCGAGGGCTCGTTGCTGGCGGCGCTGCTGCGGGGCGGGTGTCACCCGTCCTCCCGTGGAGGGTCAGTGGCCAATGCCCGCGAGGTGGTGTTCGAAGCGCTGGATGCTGTGTTTCCGGCGCCGTTTTCCGAGTTGGTGGTGTATCGGTTCGATAGCCCTGATTGGTGTGAGTTGACCAGGGATTCGACTATTTTTTCTGCCTATGTCGCCTGCCAGGGGGCACGGAATCTGTGGTGGGTGTTGTGCGTGGCTGATGTTGATTGATGGCTTTTGGGCTTGAGGTTGGCTGTGTGGGAGGCGTTCACCCACATGGGTGACGCCAAGGGTGCGGCTCGCTGTTGTAGGAGCTGGCTTGCCAGCGAAGACGGCCAGGAGGGCGCCGGTGGGTTTGGCGTAGTAGGTGCTTGTTGCTGCGGTAACCCCTAGTCCTCTGCTATGGCCACAACCTTTGTGGCGAGGGAGCTTGCTCCCGCTCGAGCGCGCAGCGGTCGTAATCCCTAATATCGCGGATTTTGGGGTATATCCGTTGCTGCTGTAGGTTTCGTCCTTACGGTGAGGGGCGCGTACATATCCGTTGTTGCGGGTGCCGCTGCTGACGGTTTCGCTTTTACAGCGAGGGACTGTGTACATATCCATTGCTGCGGTTGCGGCCACTGGCGGTTTCGCCCTTACGGCGAGTCCCTTTTTACAGTCGCCTAAAAAGGAACCAAAAACGCTTGCCCCTCCACTCGGTGCCTCGCTAAGGCTCGGCATGCCCGCACTCCGGCATTGATCCGTGGGCCGCCGCAATGGGCCATCCATGGCCCAGTGCGGCTAACCCGGCGTCCTGCCGGGTTACCCACGGATCAATGCCTGCGTACGGCCATCGTGGTTAACGGGGCCTCAGGATCAAAAGCCAAAGCAGAGCAAATCTGAGCAGAGCAGCGCGAGAGCCTTGGCTGTGCTTTGGGTTACTGCTCCGGCAGTTGCAGTGCTTGTTGTTCCGCCACTTGCAACTCATTGTAAGCGCGCGCCGAATTTGGCACCGCTTAGCGCGTCAATTGGCACCACAAGACACCTAAGGCCAGCAAAAAACTAGCGTTCTTCTTGGCACCAACGCTACTCAACCAGTCTACCCGCCCACTCTGGACGCTCTGGGCGGCTCTTGCTATCAGGGAAGCTCGGCGACTGGGGCCAGTCGCGGAGGACCTGTATGTAAACTAGCAGCTCGTTGAACTGATCACCTGCCAGCGTGGTAGCTGTCCCGATTTCGGCCTGATCACGGTGACGCTCGCGCAACCACATCACAGAGGCCAACTCGGTGTCGCGCCACTCGCGTTCCTGGGTTGCTAGGTCCAGCACCATATCGGGCGCATCGATCAGATACGGCAGACCGCGTTCATCGTGAGCGCGAACTTTGCCAGCAGGAGGATTACCGATAACGTCCTGATACAAGGCATCGGGGATTTCGACTGCATCGACGGGCATGGACACGTGCATGCCGCGCAAGTACGTGGTTTGGGTTGTCTGGCTATAAAAACGCATGTGGCTTCCCTCAGCTTCCGATTGCGATGTATTTAGCGCCGTTAGGTGCGGCGCCAGCGTTGGTCCTGAAGCTGACACCCGTCTGCGATAGCCCGAACGATGCGACAGCATCTTGGGTGGGCACGGCATTCGTTGTCCCTATGTGAGTAGTGGCTACTACCGCAAAAGCAGCGTTAGGAAATGCCATGGGGAATGTCACCACAACAGGGGTAGAGCTGAAACCTACGGATGTCCCCCACTGAAGAACCAGCCCGCCGAGCCATGAAGGAAACGCAATGTATCCATTCGCCGCGAGGCTGATCGAGAAGCCCCACCGCAGCTTCTTCGGTGTCGGCATAACAAAGTCGTTCGCGCTATCAAGCATCTGCGTGGTAGTTGCGACTTTTGTCGTACCCTGATTGATCTCGGTCGCCTGCGCCGCCAAAGCAGCCAGTGCCGCAATATCAATGTTTCCCTGATTGATGGGCGCGTTCCACGCCTTAATGCACCACATGACGGCCAGGTTGCGCGGACGTGTTTCACTGCCGCCCTCGTCCTTCGTGTAGTTATCGTAGTTCATCGCGGCATTGCCCAAGTCTGCATACAGCCAACTGCCAGAAACGCCACCTGCCGCATCAGAGTTTGGCGCAGCATGCCTGTGCTTCTTGAACTCATCGGCCTGCCAGCTGCCAATGCTTCGCCCCGGATCTACTCCGCGTCCATGGTCCCAACCACGAAAAAAATCGCCCCGGGATTCAGGTAGGCGGAAGTTTCCCGCTCCTTCATCGCCCTTATTGAAGGTAGTCCCCAGATACGCCGCCAGCTCGGGATACACCGCAACGCTCTGCACGCTGCCGTCGACCTCCAAGAATCCAGCTGGAACACCTCCTTTAGGGAACGGCACCATGCCCCCCACAGGAAGCGACGTCGCATATTTAAGCAACTCATCGACTTCCGCCCTGGAATAGGTCGCAGCCTTAGGGTAGGCATCCGTGATGCCATAGCCGCCGAGGGTGGTCGCCTTATTGGCTTTTGCCGCCAGGGCATTGGTCATTGTCGTCGCAAAGTTTGGATCATTGCCCAGGGCGTCAGCCAACTCCTTGAGCGTATCGAGCGTGGCAGGAGAAGATGCAACCAGATCAGCGATCCTCTGTTGAATCGCAGATGTAGTCTCTGCTTTGGTGAAGGCATCGGTAATACCGAACCCCGCAATTGTGGTTGGCTTGCCACTGAGCTTTAACCACGTACTTGCATTGGTCTGAATCACTTTGATGGCCTTTAGAATCTGAGAGTCATCAGCGTCGTCCAGGAGCAGGCCAGCCCCCTCTACCAGATGAACCAGTTCCCGCTGTACTGCATTCAGCCAAGCGGCTTTGAGCAGCGTAGCCGCTACACCCGCGCCAGGATTGCCCTCGGTGAACTCACCCTGGGCGTTTGCCGACGCTGTACTTGCACCGATCTTTTGCATTACTTGTCTCCGTAACCGAACAGAAGAATGGATTCGGCGGGCTTCATTTGGCTGAGCCTGCACTCAAGGGGCCTATTGCCCCAGGCCGCAAGCGGGTCGCCCGCTCCGGTGATTCCTGCAACAGCCCGGCTCACCGTCACCGCTGGCGCGTTGACGCGCCACGTGAACGCCCAATCGCCGCCGTTGATTGGGTCGCCAGCCCGTGCTATGCCCGCACAAGCCGGACGAAAGGTATCGATGGTTATGTCGTAGCCCAGGGACTTGGCCAGGGCGATAAAAAAGGACCGGCTTTGACCACCACGACCTTGCAGCTTGCTGACAACCGCCTGCACACGCTGGCGAACTGACTGCGGCACGCCGATAAGGCAAGGATCAGGTAGCGCAAGGACGCGCTCCCAGTCTGTAAGCCCCATCCCGGAGTCAGCAAAAATTGCGCTGTAAGTCGCCTCGGCTTGAGCATCAGAAAGTGTCAGAGCGTTGGCCTCGGCTTCGATTGCAGCCGATAGGCGCGGCGCCGAGCCGTCATATGAGACTGGCGGGAGCAACAGCCGGATCTGATCGGCAAGGCTGGTCATTCCATCACCCCCAGCGTGATGGCTCCGGGGCGAATCCAGCCGATCAAGCCAGCGTCATCAGAAGCTTTGACGTTTCCGGCCGGGGCCGTAACGGAGCGATCTGTAACCCCGGCCAGATTGTTGAGCATTGCCTCAATCTGTGAGCGCTTGAGCATCTCACGAGGCTTTAGTGCCCCGAGCAACGTGTTGTAGGCGACCTGCGCGGCCGCTTGCACGTCAGCAAGCTTGTAACCGTCCGCCAGCTCTACAAGAGCAGTGGAGTCGACTGTGCGGACCACTGGGGCATAAACCCACACATCGGCAATCACCGAACATTCGCCCAGGATGAACTCATTGCAGTTGGCTATGACTTCGGCCGATGGGATGCCGGTACTAGCGGTGATCACCACGTCGACAGTGCCCGCACCACGACGCATAGGCAGCACCAATGCATCCGCCACACCGGCAACGCTTCTGGCCCAGCGCTTGAAATCATAAGCCGTGCCACCTGCTGGCGGCGACTGTATGAGGTCAAGGAGCCGGGCAAGCAAGGACTCCGTCCTTTCCTGGTCATCACCACCGGTAGTCTCACCAATGAAGCTGGCAGCCGAATCCATACCCAGCGGCGGGCTGGTGAGTACAAGGCCACCAGTCAGCTTGTTGAGTTGGGCGCCGACAGTCTGCGCCTGGACAAGAACGGTTGCAGTACCATCGGTGCCAATTGTCGCGCTATCTAGTGCGTCGAACTTCTCACCGGTCACAACATGAGTGAGGGCGGCCCCTGGCAACAACTCGACACTTACTGCACCTTTCAGTGCGACGGTCCCTGTCGCCGCTACAGCACCCTTGCGCAGCACTCCCCGAATTGCAGCCGCATGCACCAGTTCTTCTTCGTCGGCGGTGTCTGGGAAGATCTGGCGATACACCCAGGCGAGCTTCTGATACAGGCCCTCGATAGCCGCAGCAACGGCAGCAGAGCGCACATAGTTGTCACTGTCGGTGCCGATATCAGCCTCGGGCTGAACGTTGCGAATGTCGCGCAAGATCGAGGCGAGAATGCTTTCCAGGGAAGGCGCAGAAAAGGCCATATCAAATCACCCTTACAGGTTGGCGGAACACCTGCGGACCGCCGGTGGCGTCGATGATGTCGATGTGCAGGTCGAGCCAGCCGTTGTGGGGCTGCTCGGCGGTGATGGTGATCTTCTTGGCGCGGCCGTCATCGAGCAGCGGCTTGAGAGCTTGCTCGGCGTATTGCTTGGCAAGGATGCCCACGCGGGGCAGATCCTTTTCGCGGCGAAGTTCATGCAGGCGTGAGCCCAGGGCCGGGTCTTTCCACCAGGTGCCGAGGGGAGTTTCAAGGCGGATGTAAACGGCGTTCGCCAGCGTATTAATACGCTGGCCCGTCAAGTCGCCAGTTGTTGGGTTCATGCCTGCGTCCATGCCGAGATAGTGCCTCGCATGCGCGAGAGTCTGAGTATCAGCGGGGTTTAAGACTCATTGGAGCGGGACAGGCGGCGGGGTTACTACGTGGGTGTGAACGTTAAAGAGGTCGCGACCTTCCTGCATGCTGCGGGTGTGGTCGGTAATCTCCCCGTCAGCTTTGATACTGCCGTTGGCATGCTGGTCGCCGGTCATCTCAACCAGAGGCGTCTCAAAGCTAACCTTTGTCTTGGCTTTGATTACCAGAGTATCGGTCTCGACCTCAATCAACCGCCCACGCCTCATGTGGATGTAATCGCCCTCATCGGTGTACAGCGATACTTCGCCGTCCTGGAGCGTGAGGCGATAGCGCCCGTCCTCGCTCGCTACGACGACGGCATGTTTACTGTTGCCGCCCACAGGGATAACCAAGTACTCGGCACCAGCCAGAGGCGCAGAGCTGAATCCGTAGTGCTGGAACAGCTCGCCTGAAACCGACTCGCCTGACAAACCCTCCATCTCGACCCCGATCAAGGTTCCGTGGGTGTTCCTGGCTGCAACGGCACGGAAGGCTTGACGAACGTTGCTCATCACTCGGGCGACTTGGTCGCGCACCAGGCGCGGTAGGCTGCTCATCAGAGAGCCTTGATCATTTCGATGAAGGCCGCGTCCGAACCAGACTTGCCCTTGCCTTTGCGCTTCTTGAGCTTGTTCCCGTCAAGCACCCACATCTTGTCTTCACGCAGGCGCAGCTCGGTGATAGCCCCCTCGCCACGAGACAGGCGCAGGGTGCGAGACATCAGAAAGTAGGTTGCATCCAACCCATGGAGTTCACTACGGACGATGACACGCTGACCAGGGCTCCAGACTTGGCCGCCATCGGCGCGGTGCCCTTTGACGATGGCGCGGATCTCGAAACCCTCCAGTCGACTATCGGCCAGCAGCTTTCGTGCGCGAGTGGTGGCCATGTCCTGGTTCTCGCTTGAGCTATCGATAACGACCTTGGGCCGGAAGATCCCGCGACGTGACAGCGTCTCGTCTTGAATGACCGAACGCAGGTGGGAGCGCTTGGTATCCAGGCCATCATTATCGTACTGGCCGTGCTGCCCGAGGACGGTTATCTGGCTGTAGCGGTTGGCTATCGAGCGTCGGACGCTCAGGCGCTGGACGTTGTTGCCCACGCCATCTTCGCGCAGGATCAGGGTGCCCACAGGCGGTGCGTTGTAGTCCGGCCCGCCGATGATCAGACGCCCGTCCGGCTCGATCCATGGCCATAGGCCGTTGGCCTCGGCGACCTGGAGCAATGCCTCCCAAGCGGTCTGGCCAGGCTCGATCTGGATGCGGCGTCGGGTCTTGGCCTGGTCGGCTCGGATCTCGACCTGGTACGTGCCCAAGGGTTTTACGACCTGGTCAAGAATCTGCGCCAGGGACGCTTCACGCATAGACACGAAAGGTGCCGAGCAGTCGACAAGGGGCGCCGCCCGGTCGCGGCCGTTGATACGCATATTGATACCTTGGCGCGAGACATCGTGCTCAAACTCGTCAATCTGCCCGGTCAACACGCGGTCGCCGTCCAATGTCAATGAACAAGGCGCGCCCTCTTTGATCACGTCAGGCAAGCGAGTGGCATTCTTTGTGTGCAGCTCCAATTCGAAGGCATCGGCCGGGGTCAACAGATCAGACTCAACCGACCAGCCGTCCCAGGCTTCGTGGAACAGGCCGCCAATAGAAAGTCGGATAGACGGAACAGAATCATTCAGCATAAGCACGTAGCACCTTACCGGCCGGGATGTTGTGAGGGGTGTTCAGGTCGGGGTTAAGCCGGATCAGCTCGATAGCGCGGGCATGGTCACCGTACCAACGATGGGCCAACAGGCGCAGGCTGGCCGGAGTCTCGACCACGCGCTCGACCATAGGCGGGCTCTGCAAGATCACCTGCCGGGCTCGGGCCTGGATCATCGCGGCGGTGTTGCGCAGCGCCTCAATGACGGGACGGGAGGTTTCCACGTCGTAGAGTCGACGCTGGAGCAAAATTGCGCCCTGGACCAGGGAGCGCACCAGGTTAACCAGACCCTCCAGCTCCAAGGGGCTCAATGTCGGCGTGCTGGCTTCGTCCTCGATCACGCCGGCCACCGCCAGCGCATGGGCTGCGGCAAGCTCGGTGACGACCAGGACAACGAGCGCGAACGCACTGGCTTCGACCGGATCGTCAGGCATACCGTCGGGCAGTCTGTCCGCATCAGGGGCGACACCTTGGCGGGCACTGATCAAGAAGGCATTGGCAGCCTGCGCAGCATCTGTGGTCAAGGTGTCAGCGCCTGGCATGGTCGCCGGAACGCCACTTCGGGCAAGCAGTGCCGTCGACGTGGTGGGTGTGCTGTCACTGATCGAACCACGGATCTGCGTCGGCGTGCGGAACAGTTCAGTCAGAGGGTCGAATGCCGCCGAGGGACGCTTGGCCATGGACGCAACACCGGACACAACGCCAAGGATTTGTGACCGCAGTTGTTGCACGCGCAGGAAGATACCTGGCAGGCCCAGCGCTTTCTCGATCAGCCCAACCCAACCGCCACCGATCCAAGACTGGATCTCCGCGACCAAGGAATCGACGCGGCCGAACAAATCGAAGATGCCGTCCTGCCAGCGATACTGGTCCTCTTGTTCAAGCACACCGATATCGACGAACTCAAACTGCCGGGCAAAAAATGGTAAGTCGGGGGAGTCTTCGACAAACAGCAGGCTAACCATTGCAGCGTCGGGGCGGTCTGCAACGTGTTTCACCTCGACGTTATGTGAGACGACATTCATGCTGCCGTAAATCGGGTGGATCAGTTCACCAGGGCCGCGCCGATCTAGAACCCGCAGAAGGTTCTGTAGCTCAATCTCGTAGTTATTGCCGTAAACGATGAGCTGCATCGGGACGCGACGAGCCCCTCGGCCCAGGTCGACCACGCTGTCACCATCCTTAAATGGTGTTCCATGCTCGGACAGCGCCCGCTGCCATTGCAGGCTTTCGTCAACGACCAGGAGCGGAACACCTCGAAAGGAGGCATCCAGCAAGGTTTCTGACCAGCTCATCCGCCGCGCCTCATCTGAATGTCCGCTCTGCGCTCGACCTCGGCCTGGATCATGTTTGAGTCTGTGCGCAGCTCGATGACCAGGGGTTGGTCCAGAAGGCGCCGGAGACGTGCCTCGGCAGCGGGCGTTTCAACCCCAGCGGTTACGGCGCGATTCGCGACCCCAGCGGCCCACTGATTGGCCCCATCGACCGGCAAGCCCGATGCCGTCAGGCCGGTTTGCTGATGTGCCAGGCGCTGGGCCTGAGAGGACAGCCAGTCGGATGATTGGCCGGGGTTCTGTCCGGCCAGGTCTATACGATTGCGGTAAAAGGCGGTCTGGTAGGTGCGTTGGTCATCGTTGAGCAGCTTGCTGCGCTGTGCAGCATCCAGGCGGCCTTCGTCTGTGGCGGTCGCACTTGCCCCGCCAATCTGCGTGGCAGTAGCCCCTAACGCCGCAGGTGCCAACCATGGCGCGATGATGCCGCCAGGTTTGCCCTTACCTGCGGACGATGGCGCACCCGCTAGGTCCGGCACGCCGCCAAGTATGCCGTTCGGCCAGTTGGTAACGAAGACAGAAGTAACGCCTGTCGCTTCTTCCAGGACTTTGCCGACCGCAATGTTTTTGAGGGTTTCAGGCCCGCCCGTGAGCTTGTTGAACAGTGCTCCGGCACCGGCTTTGGCACCACGTCCGGCGTAGTAACCACCGACACCCAGGGCGGCACCACCGAGCAGCATCTGCTCACCGGACAAGTTCAGGTCATCGAGCAAGTAAGTGCCCATGTCAGCGAAGCTCTTGTTTAGAGGTTTCGCCATGCGGTCGATGGCTTCACCCAGTGTGGCCTTCATTCGAGAACCGACAGCAGTCGAACTGCTCATGTTATCAGCCAAGTCTTTTTCAAAAACGCCTTTGGCGTTATTGATGTCGCCAGTACTTTTTGCAAAGTTCTCCAGTCGGTCACCAGTATCACCGACTGCCCATAGAGAGGCTGAGACTGCCAAGGCACACAGGGGATAGG